GTCGACGATGCGGCACGGCGGCGCTTCAACATCATCCCGTTCATTCACAGCCCGGAGAAGCCGGATCGCGATCTTGAGCGCAAGATCATGATGGAGGCGAGCGGCATTCTGCGATGGATGATCGAGGGTTGTCTCGACTGGCAGCGCAATGGGCTCCTGCGGCCGGAGAGTGTGACAGCAGCGACGTCGGCCTACTTCTCCGAACAGGATCTGATGGGCCAGTGGCTGGAGGACTGCTGCGACGTACAGCGCGGCCGGCATGACTTTTGGGACCGCTCGTCGGATTTGTTCGAGTCATGGGCTGAATACGCCCGCAAGGCCGGTGACGAGCCAGGCAGCAAAAAGTCATTCGGTCAATCTATGCAGCGTCGCGGCTTTGTGCCGTTCCGTAACGAAACGACGCGAGGCTTCCGCTTCATAAGAGTGAGGGTCACCTTCGGAGGGCATGACGCATGACACATCATGACGCATTCCCCCTTATAACTCTGTTTACCCGTCATAGCGCGCGCGTCATGAGGCTTAACGGAAAAATCCGTCAGGACGCGTCATGCGTCATGCTGTGCGCTTCCCCGAAAAACACGTCACCACGCGTCACCCCATCCGCCGGGCTCGTCCACCCGGTGGCGCGACGGGGATCGTGTCATCCGAATTGCCCCTCGGCATGGCGCGATCCTCGTCCACTCCATTCCGCCGGCTTCGGTTCAGCGTACCGGCGGCAACCGGCGAGGGACCCCATCGCCACAAGCCGCCCGTCGTGGTGGTGCGGTCCCTCGCCGACATTGCGGGGAGGCTTGCATGACGACTGAGACCATGGATCGCGCGGTGGACGTGTTCGGCACCATGTTCGCGAAGTTCGCGGACGATCACGCGGTGGCGAACAGGAAACGGCTGGTCCGATCGACCGCCGACACGGTGATCGAGGCTGCGGATTTCGAGGCGCAAGAGGCGCTGTATCGCTTCCGGCACCGCGTGAGCCGTGCGGACTATCTCGCGTTGCAGGTGATGGCGCGGAAGGTAATCGAGGCTCGCATCGAGGCGTGGCGCGCTGCCGGTTGGAAGAAGCCGAAGGACCGGCAATCGTGATGCGCCAGATCCTTCCTCTACGCCGCGCATGTGAAACCTTCCCGATCCGGTTCTGGAATCAGCAGTTCTACGTGACCGTCGGCTTCTACTCGGACGGTACACCCGGCGAGGTGTTCATCGACGGAGGCAAGACCGGACAGGACGTGCAGGCCACCGCACGGGACGCGGCTGTGGTGCTGTCGCTGGCTCTCCAGCATGGAACGCCGCTGGAAACCATCAAGCGTGCCATTTCGCGCGACAGCGCCGGCAACCCGACGGCGATCGTCGGCGCCATCATCGATCACCTCACGGAGGATAGTTTTGCCAAAGCATCAGACCATCACCAAGCAGCTGACTAAGGTAGAACGTCTCCTGACGCTGGCGCGGCGCTGCGAGCAAACCCGTGCATCCAGCCAGTCGATCGATGAGGCCATCGCGCTGGAGTTCGGCTGGAAGTACGACGAAAAGGCGAGAACGTGGACGTCGCCAGATCCCACGCAGCCGGTTCGCGTCCAGGCTCCGCTTTACACGCTGGTGGTTGAGCACGCGAAGCAACTGCTGCCGACTGGCTTTTTCTGGCGTGGCGGTACCTGCCACGTCAGTAGTGAGGTTCTGGTGCGCCCGGATCATAACGATCCGCTTCATCACCATTGGCTGGTGAAGACGTGCCCTGAAACGGAGAAGGTCTGGAATGAGGGGATCGAGGTCGAATTGCGGCCGGGCAGCGATACCGCGTTCGTGCTGGCGTTCACGGCAGTTTGCCTGAGGGCCAACGCAGCGTTGGAGGGTTGGCGTCCATGAAGTGGAAGGAGCCTGGTCGCGGCATCGCCCGTCGGCAAGACGGTCACCGGCGCATCATTGTCGGCTTCGACCCCGAGACGTTCGAACAGGTCCGGACGTTGGCGCAACGGGCTGGCGTGAGTTTCAGCGAACAGACGCGACAGCTTGTCGAGTTCGGCTTGGAAGACGTTCGGGAGGGCGACCGTGGTTGAAAATCGATGGCATATCTTGATCGCGTCACCAGGCCAGGAGATCAAAGCCGGCGATGGCTTGCACGACCGGAAGGTGGAATCGTTCATCCCCAAAGTTGCGCGGGCACAGAAGGCCGGTCGCGGCAACGTGCGCGTCGTTCCGCGACCGATGTTCCCCTGCTACGTCTTTGCGAGTCTGCCCACGGATCATTCGGCCGACCACCTTGTCCGAGCCACACCGGGCATCCATGGCTTCATGATGTTGGAGGCTGATCAGGCCTTGGGCGCGCGCCGCCTCTACGCCACGTTGCCTTGCGAGGCCATCGACATGATGCGCTTCACCGAAGCGGAAATCGAGGAAGAGCGATGCCGCCGGTTCAATCGGCCACCTGCGTTCGCCATCGGGCAGCGCATTTCAGTACCGAAGGGCAGGTGGTCAGAGTTCACCGGCAAGATCAAGGCAATCCACGGCAGCGTCGCTGATGTCGTGTTGGAAATGGCAATCCTCGGTCGCGACACAGTGCGGGTTGAGGTGCAAAACCTTCGGCAAGCCGGCTAAAAGTTTTTCAGAGTGAATCACTCTGCTCTCGAACCACTGTATTTTGATGGCGCTTGTAGTTCTCGCCACGCGAGAATGAGACGGTGCAGATAAGAGGACATCGACGATGCACCGTCGGCTGACACTTCAGCAAAGCGGGGCCGATCATTTCGGCATATCGCGCGAAGCGCGTCCAATTCGATCAGAGCAAACGGTTTTGCGAATGACCGGGGTTCAGGCGAGACGCGATCGGGACGCGCTACGCCGAGAACAGTCACCACACCGCAAGCTGTACGATCTGGCGATATGGCGCGGGCCCACCGGGTTGAGACAACAGCAATTAGCGCGTCAGCCACTGTGCGAACGCTGCCTGTCGCAAGGCAAGACGACACCAGCCACCACCGTCAACCACCGCAAGCCGCACAAGGGCGACTGGTCGCTGTTCATCGATCCGGCTAATCACGAGAGCGTCTGCAAGCATCATCACGATACGTTGATCCAGCGCGAGGAAGCGCGCGGCCATGTCATCGGATCGGACGTGAGCGGAATGCCGCTTGATCCAAGCCACCCTTGGAACCGCTGACCCAGGGGGAGGGTTGAAACCCTGGGAGTTTGCCCGGGCGACCTGCGCCCCCCCTCCCTTTGCGCCGAGACGAATTTCAGAACAAAAAGTTGAGGCCATGAACGTGATCGAGGGCACCGGCATCATCGTGCCGGAGCCGGATTGGGAAAGCCTGTTCTCTGACGCGCTGGAGATTTCGGCGGCGCGGGAACATTGGCGGGTCATCATCACCGAGATGCGCGATAGGCAGTTGCTAACGGCGGCGAACGGCCATTCGATTCAGCGGCTCGTCTGTGCCTATCTGATGTTCGACCGGATGTATCGGCACGTTGCCGAGCACGGCGTGGTGCTCAAGCCTCGGCGCGGCAATAGCAAGGCGATTGCGCGCACCAGTCCGTACTTCACGGCAATGCGGGAGGCGGGTACCGACGCGGCAACGCTTGAGGCCGAGCTTGGCATTTCGCCGCGCCGCCGCGGTTCGGCGGTTAAGGCCGAACGCAGGCAACGCCGGGAACGAGCAAGCGATGGTTATCTCGGCAAGGCCAGCGGCTGACGATCTCGCCACCCGCTACGCGTGCGATGCGCTTGATGGAAAGATCGTTGCGGGGGAGTTCGTCAGGGCGGCCTGCGCTCGTCATCTGAAAGACCTCGATGCTGGTTCAGCGCGCGGGCTGTTCTTCGACGTAGCGAAGGCCAAGCATCACTGCGGGTTCTATCCTGCGGTGTTGACGGTCACCGAAGGCGTCGCCGCCGGGAAGCCATTCAATCTCCTGCCGTGGCACGGATTCGTGGTCGCGTCATTGTTCGGCTGGCGGCGATCCGACGGTCTCCGGCGTTTTAGGATGGCGTGGCTTGAGACAGGGAAGGGTCAAGCAAAATCGCCGCTAATGGCCGGCATCGGCGTCGATATGATGGGCTTTGCCGGCAAGGAGCGGTCGGAAGTCTACGCAATCGCTGGCGACAAGGATCAGGCGAACGTTCTTTTCAAGGATGCTGTCGCCATGTGCCGCGCGAATTTGCCGGATCGGGAGGAACACGAGTTCGAATCGCTGGAAAGTCGCGGTGATGTCGTCATCCGCGGCACTGGCGATCACGCCTGGAAGATTGAACATCCGGCGACCAGTTCGAAGTTCATGTCGATGGCGTCGGTGGATTCCATCTCTGGCCCGCGCCCATATGCGGTACTCGCCGACGAGATCCACGAACTGAAGACGGCATACGCCTTGCAGATTTGGAAAGCGGCTATCGACAAGATGAGCGGCGATCCGCTGATGGTGTTGGGCACGAATACCCCGGCAATCAACCAGATCGTCGGCACCGAATATTCCGAGCTGTTCCAGAAGGTGGTGACGGGTCAGGCCGAGGATGACAGCCTGTTCGGCTTCATTGCCCGGGTCGATGAGAAGGACCGGGAAACTGTTTTCGACAACGAGGTGTGCTGGCAGAAGGCTTTGCCGGCCTTAGGCATCACATACCCCGTCGACAATGTCCGCAAGCGGGTCAACACCGCCAAGTTGATGTTGTCGGAGGCGCTGTCGACGAAGCGGCTGTATTTCGGAATCCCGGTAGGTACCGAGGGTTTCTGGACGTCGCAAGAAGCGTGGGAAAGCTGCCAGGGCGAGTTCGACGAGAAGGCGATGCGAGGCCTGCCGTGTTGGTTGGGGCTCGACCTCTCCAAGAAAAACGACCTGACTGCATTGTCGGCGTGTTGGCGTGGCGAGAAGGGCGGTAAGCCTCATCACTACGTCAAGACCTGGTACTTCACCACGAAGGCCGGCATTCACGACCGCAGTCGCGACGACAATGCACCTTACGATCAATGGGCCGAGCAGGGCCACCTCGAAGCGGTGCCCGGCGCAACGATCGATTACGAGTTCGTGGGCGCCAAGGTGAAAGGTCTCGTCG